ACTATGGTGGAGGCTATACTTAAGCACCTAGGTTACGATGTGGAGATAAAAAATGAATACGATGTGTAGTAAAACTCCTATTGAAACTTTGATTGTTATGATTGAAGACCATATCTCAAAACATAAGAACCATGCAAATAAGTTTGATACTGGGGCCATGATTGCTAAAAATTTCGCGTATCAACTGCTAGAGTATGAGAAGAAGTATATGGAAAGAATAGTAAAGAAAAATAAATGAATAATATAGTATTTGATTTAATATTGTTGGAGGCAGATAGAGTTCTTGCCTATAAACAAAAAGACCTTGATTTATATTACAAAGATATAAATGGGGATATAGTTCCCCTTGCCGAGGCATACTCAGAGTCAGTGAATAATGTGATGCAGGATATCTTCAAGAGAAAGAAGATGAGGTATCATATTGCGTTTACCGAAACTATCGATGAGCTAGATAATATGAAACCCATATCTAATAAATTACTTAGGTTCTTTGTTAGGGAAATGAACTATGGAAATATTCTTAAGAATTATAGCATCAGGGATATCCAACAAGTTACAGGTATTAGCAATAGGTATATGCTGTCATCCATGAAGGAGCTGATACAAAAAGACTTCATTAGGTTTGAGGTAGATAGGAATAGAAGGACCTATATGGTTAACCCTATATACTTTTACAAAGGAAGCCTAAAGAAAATATTCTATAGTGTACAGAAATACAATGATATGCCTAAATATGAAGAATAAAAATATTGTATATATTTGTCAAAATAATTAGTATGAAAACAGATAAGTACTGGGCGTCAAACCCAAAGAAAAATGGTAGCTATGTTGACAAAGGTAGAGTAGAAGGTAATGCTCCTGCTATAGCATCACTTAAAGACGAAGCTCCAACTTCTAAACAACAGTTCAAACTGATGTACAAGAATACTAAGGATAAAAAATATTGTGATTAACCCTAAAACAAAGCAAAATGAATTTAAAATCTAAAATTACAGCAGCTTACAATAAAGCTAAGCAATCTGGAGGTCCAGATGACGAAAATCCTAAACAAAAAAAACAAGTTGACTTAAAAAGTAAAAGCTATTTTGAAGGTCCTCTTGCTAAAATGAAAGCTAAAAAAGCTATTAAAAAAGGAGATACAGATGTTGCTGTAGCTGTTAAAAACCCTAAAAATAAAAAATCTTTATTAAATCCAACAGGAACAAAAAGCGTAACAACATTTAAGGATTATATGCATAATACTCCTCAAAAAATAAAAACAACTAAGACTCCTTATATTAGTCCAATGAAAAAACTTCTTCTTGCAACGAAACATTTAGAAGGTACTAATAAGGAATAATTTAAAAACAAAGCAAAATGAAAAAAGTAGGAAAAGCCCTTAAGATGGCTATGGCGAAAGCCGAAATGATGAAAGGTGAAGAGAAAATGGAAAAAATGCCTAAAGGAAAGTCTCTTAAAGTTAAGCAGACTAAAAAAATGAAAAAGTATTAATGGCTTACCTAGACAAAAAGTCAGGCATTGATCCTAAGTTAATCAAGAAGGCTTATGCTAAAGCCCAAAAGGTTAAAAAACAAAAAGACAAAGAATCCAATTGTGGATGCAAACATTAAGGGCTATCAATTGAGGTAGCCCTCATTTTTATAGCTTATGGCAAAAGAAAAAATAAGAGGTATTAAAACTTCAGATTGGTATCCATCACATCCTGAGTTTCAATATCCAAAAGAATTTGTAAATTGGATTGATTCCATAAACAGCGGTTGGCAAAATAAAATAAAATACAAAGCCTTCGATCTCTATTGTGAACAGGCAAGGGAATGGTTAGAAGATGATACCATAATTACAGACCTAGAAACAGAAGAAGATCAGTGGCATTGGTTAGCTACCGAAATACAGAAGTGCAAAGATAATACGCTATACTTCTGTAATAAGTACGGATGGATAAAGGAAGATAAGGCCGATAACGGTATGCTTAGATACCAAGCATGGGATGCACAACGTGTACTCCTGTTCCTATACGACTGCGGATACTCCATGATGATCGGTAAAGCACGACAAATTGGTTTTACCACTACCATGTGTCTAGCAGGAATGAAGCGTGTAAACTTCAATAAATCATACTTCATTAAATTCGTTACCCACTCAAAAGATAAAGGGGTGGAAATATTCAGGGATAAGGTGAAGTGGACATACACAAAAATACCGCACTTCATGGCTCAGGAGGTAAAGAACTGGACCGATCAAGTTATGTCCTTTGATAAAAAAGGAGAAAGAAAAGGTAGAGATGAAGGGGGTGCTTCACGATTCCAGGTAGATAGTCCACAGGTAGATGCTATCAATGGTGGATCACCATCGGCAGTATTTATCGATGAGATTGGTCTATTCGAAATATTCGGAGAGATGATGCGTGAAGGTAGACCTGCATTATTTAAGTATAACCCACAAACCAAGAAGATGACCATGCAACAGCAGTTTATCGCTTGGGGAACAGGTGGGGAAATGGACAAAGGAGGCTCTGTATTTGAGGCAGAATTTAAAATGTGCCTCCAACAATGGAAAGAAAATAATTTTGAATATGGAATCATACCACTATTTTTCAACGCATACGCAAGAAGAGGTGTCACTGACGAGCACATCAACAACGAAAGAAAAGCATACCTTGCACTTGAAGGAACCAAAAAAGGAGAAATCGCAAAAGTACAGTTTCATCAGCACTATCCCATCACCATTGATGATATGTTTCTTCGAAAAGCTAGGACCCTCGTGCCAATACACCTCTGTAACCAACGACTTTCCGAAATATACGGAAAAGATACCCCAATAGAATATGGATTCTTTGATCCTATCATGGATATGTCACAACCTACTCCTGATTTAATTACCGAATACAGAATAACAGGTGCAAGATGGGTGAGAACTAGCGGAAGAGAAGATATATCTACCACAGCAATGATTGTTCACCATCCACCTGAAACAGAATGTTGGAAAAATAGATGGTATCAAGGTACTGACCCCATCAACTCAGAGACAGGGCACTCCATGATGTGTAGCGTAATATGGGATTCCCTTACAAATAGCATATCCTCTGTAGTATTCCATAGGGATAAGAAGTTTAAATACACATACCTACAGGTATTGCTTCAAAGCCTATACTATGATCAGCAAAAAAGAGGAGGGGTAAAGGAACTCGTAGAGAATAACATCGGAGATATGCACGTTGACTTCCAAGAAATACACGGATTTAAAAGCAAATTCACCGCTAATGCCCAATTGCCTGAATATTTTCAAACACATGGAGGTAAATGGTTTGGAGTTTCCAATAAAGCTAATACGGCCCCAAGGATTATAGCGAAAACAGAAGAAATGCTAGACTCTTACGGACATTCAATAGACGTTCCATGGCTATGGGAGCAGTTAAAAACATTCGTAGAGAAAGATTTGAAGACAGCTACTAGCCATAGACAAACTAGATATCAAGCAGCAGATACCAGGTACGATTATGATGATACCATATTCGCAGCTACCTTTGCCTACATAAACGCACAGGCGCACGCTAGATACGAGCCTACAAATATCAAGGAGGAAGACAAAAATACCCATGTAGTTACAAGGTATGTCCAATCCAAGGAGACAAACTTCAGAATGAAACTAGCAAAAGTTGATGTGAGAACAGGAAGGGTTCTAAAAGTTCTTAATTAAATATCAAGTTTTAACTGAGATACAATAACTAGGGTTTTATCAAATCCTAGTTTTTTGTTTTCCCATATAACGCCATGTCGATTGTTTACGGTTTCCTTGTACTCATCCAATATGGATTTAAAATATTTCTTTTCTTTAGGACTCATAAGTTTGCATGACATCCTATGATAATTAGGATCAGACTCAAATGTGCCTTTATTTAAGTTTACCCAATAGAGAAAATACTCAGGCATTCTCCTGTCATAATCAAACTTAGTAGACACATAGGATTTGGCGATGAAGTGTTGTGTTCCATTTTCAAGAACCTGCTTTAATTTATTGCTAGAGTACGATGACTTAGTACTCATGCCGCCAAGTTGGACCAAATTAAATCCACCTCTTCCTTGAAATCAAATGTTTTTATCACTCTAGGAAACATCTCCGCTTCGTTTATCCAACAAATATATGAATCTCCAAGAACAATATTCGTGTTCTCTTGTATAATTTTTTTGTACAAGGCTAATTGTAAGGAGTAAGTATTCATCTCACACTCATCTAAATGACTCAAACCATTTATCATTTTATTCCCAAATTCACTAGAGTATCTCATCTTCTTATTTGTCTTCCAATCCCAAATCTGATACTCTTCAGCTTTAACATTGTAGAATATCTGATCCACCATACCGCAAACTCTCTTATTTAAATCCCCAATAATAAACTCAGAACGAACAGGTATTAACTTATTCTTAGATTGATTTATAAATTGATTACATATAGAAACTAAAGAACTAGGTAAGTTATCCTCTGATTCAGAATACAATTTACCATTCCAAAATAACTCCATATACTTATGGACATGAGAACCAACATTAGAAGCTCTATCTCTTTCTATATCCCACATCTCTATGACATCATCAACAGGAATGCCGTGCTTCTTTCCATAAAAGAAAGCTATCTTATCCTTCTCAAAGTCTTTTTTATAGCTTCCAATAATAGTTGTAACAGACTTACAATCTAAACCATTGTAATTATACGTGTGAGGTAACTCATTGAATATTATGTTGTTAAACTTGTTTAATTCAAGTATTAGTTGAGGACTCATAATGCATCTACATACGTTTCCTCTGGAAACAACTCTTCTAATACTTCTTCTGTCCACGCCTCAGAGTCTGTCTGATCATATGGTCGGAATCTATTAGAGAAAAAGAATTGATAAGGGGAGTCTTCACCCATATTTACCTCTGCTAGTCTAAACCCAGCAGCCATTCTTTGATTTATTAAAAACTTAACTTCTACTACGGTATAAACAGAGTCTTTCTGTATCCACTCACCAACATAGTTGGTTGGTCTTCCTTTGTCGTTTATGCAAACAACTTTAAATGATTCCATAGTTAAAAAATAAAAAGAGCCCTCGTAGCAATTAGAAAGGATGAGGGCTCAATATCGTTACCATAAAAAAAACATTGTCTGAAGTCTAATTGCTGATACAAATATAAAACATTTTCATTTAAAAAATACATTTTAAAAAAAATATTACATTTGCGTTGTGTTTTAGCACAGTGTTTAATTATTAACCAACACAGAACTTAGTTCAGTGTACAAAACAAAAAAAAATGGCAATTACTTTTAAATTACCTAAAATTGACAACGATTCAGCATTATTGTTGAATACACCTGTCGCTGCTACTGATGTAGTATTAGCAAACGGAGTTCTTTCCGTTAAAGATGAATCAGGAGCTACTGCTCTTGTTATCAAGGCTACAGATTTGTTGAATTTTGACTACAATGCTTATGCTGCTGGTACAGCTAACGTAGTAGACGTAGATTTAACTGCTGTAACAATCGTAAACAACGGAGTTTATTCATTGACAATTTCTGCTCCTTACGCAGTTAACTTCTTTGGAGGTGGTCAAGAGACTAACGCTGTATACCAAGCAAGAACTTATACAGTTTCTTTAGATGCTACTGCTACAGTTGCTGAATTACAAGCTGCTTTTGTTGCTCGTATCAATGCTGACGTTAATGCTTACTTCTCTGCTACAGCTCAAGCTGGAGATGTTGTTCGTATTACTGCTGACGCTGCTGGATTTGGTCCATTGAATGTGGTTGCTCCTGCTGGATCAGTTATTTCTGATAACGTAGCATGGGTTGCTCCTGTAGGAACTTCTGATGAAGTTCTTCAGTATATCCCAGATGCTGCTTTAGTATCAGGTACTTACAACAGATACATCATCACTTACAGAAAGTTGATTCGTCACAATATCGTAAATGGTCTTCAAGTTGTTAAGCCAGTTCAAGCTTTGGTTTATCTTAAATCAACTGATGCTGGTACAGCTGCAACTGTTACTAAGTTGACTTCTATCCTTAATGGTTCTTACGCTACTGTAGCTGACTACTTAGGATGTCCTGCTGTCTAATCAAAATTTGATTATCTTTGTAGGGTAGGTATAAAATTGCCTACCCTATTTTTTTATATTTTTATGGCAGAAAAAGAAGTAGAAGTAATAATCTTTGGCCTAGAGACAGATAAAGACGTTAAATTAGAGTATCCTGATTTAGCTGAATTAGAAGAGTTCAAAGATTTAAACTCAAAGCAAATAAGACTCTGCTGGTTGATTGGAAACAGAACAAGTCCAATTTACAGACTGAGCAATAAAAAGGAAAGAGTACAAAAAGCTCTTGAACTTACATACGGAAAAGACTTCCATGTGAGGAAAGACCTTGAAGAAATGTCAAATGGTAATATACCTGAAGATATTATTAAAGGCATTAGGAGGATGGAGAGCTTTAATCCTGAATACAGGCTTAGAGCTAAGTTGATGAGTCAATATATGTTTGAAGTTCTTAATGATATGATTGTTGTAGACAGTAATTCATTAAAGACTATGGACATAGATGATAAGAAGAAATATACCGATTTGGTTGTGAAGGTTTATGATGAGCTTCCAAAGATGGTAAAAATCCTAGAATCTTCATATGGTGCTAAGACCGTGGAGAGAAAGACTAGGAAAGAAGTAATGGTAGGAATTAACGACATATTGAAGTGATATGAGTTTCATGTTTAGCAATGGTAATATTCGCCCTAACAAATTAGAAGGGAAGAAAGATAAAGATTACCACAAGAGATATGCGAAATACTGTTTATCAGTAATGAGCAATTACATCTACAGAAGATACATCAATAAGTGCTTAATAAATTGGTCATTCTTTAAAGGTCAGGATGGTCAATGGATATTTGATGAAGATATTGAAGCATTCTTCCTTGATGAGTCTGGAGACGTAAGAAACAGGCTGAAGTGGACAAAGAACGTAATCAAGCCAATGGTACAGCAGTATGTTGGTAATGCTATTCGTTTAGCTTACAATGCGAAAGCTAATTGCGTATCTGACTTTGTTATAAACAAAAGAGAAGAGGATTTAAGAAAGTTAAAAACAATTCATAAGATGGCAGAGAGTATGCCATTCTTTAAAGACATTCTAAAAGAATACAATCCACTAGAAGACACTGAATTTGAAACTGAGGAGTTATTCTTAAATACTTTTGTTGATAACTATGAAACTGATATAAACAATTTGTTGGAGTACGTTACCAATGAAATAAACATGGATGAGTTAAAGGTTCAAATAACAAGAAACCTTGCAATCTGTGGTATTGGAATCTACAAAGGGTATGAAGCAGGAGAGAACTATGTAGCAGAATCTACCAATCCATTATTCTTCATGTGGGATATGTCTGCTAAAAAGCCTGACTTAACGGATGCTGAATTTATGGGTGAATGGTACTATATGGATTCTCCTTCTATATTTGAAAGATTTCAAGACTTAAACAAAGAAGAAAGAGAAGCTATTGAGAATTATTCTAATAGAACTAATCAGAACTCTATGCATAAAATAGTAAATGGAATCTACACTATACCTGGTGGAAAGGTTCCAGTTTACGAAACATATTGGAAAGACGTAGAGAGAAGAGAGTATGGATGGGTTGTAGACGAATACGGATATCCTTACTATACAATGATTAATGATACCAATTCTAAGTATACAGATAAAGATCTCATTGAGCCTCAAACGCAAAAGCATAAGGATGAAATGGGTGATAAAAAGAAGCACACTATTTATGTAGATGTACTTCGTTATTGTATTCTTATTCCTCAAGAGGAAATTGGATATGGAGATATTATTCTTGAGTTTGGTGTGGTTCCTTATCAAGAGAAAGAATTAAATGACCCTGCTAATGTTAAATTTCCATATAAATGTTACACTTGGGTTTACGATAGAGGAGAAGTATTGACTCCACTTGATGACGTTATCGATCCACAAAGATTCTTGAACAGAACATTATCTGTTGTTGAATCTCAAATGGCCAATATGCGTGGAACAGGAACTGTTATATCTAAGTCTGCTGTAGACGATAGAGATGGAGAAGCTGACATGGTTAGAAACATAAACTCTTCTAAACCTATATTCGTAGATACAGATAGAGTTGGTTCAGTACAAAATGCCGTTGGAACTTATGGTACAAACATAGGCTCAGGAACCCTTCAAATGTTCCAAGTTATTCAATCTGTTCAGCAATCTATTCAAGATGTTACAGGTGTTAACGAAGCCATGACAGGAACACAAGGTGGTAGCGATGTATTAGTTGGTGTAATCGAAGCTCAAATACAAAGAGGTTCTTTAGTTCAGGAGCC